CACTCATGCTTGAGAATATCCCCTTCTTCTTACAACCAGGGACAAAGGCACTCAACAAAGGATCGTTGGAGTTTTCAAATAACTCTCGTATTATCGCTGCTGCTACATCTGGTAGTTCTATTCGTGGTCTCTCAGTCAACTTACTCTATCTCGATGAGTTTGCTTTTGTGGAGCGTGCTGCTGAGTTTTACACTTCTACTTATCCCGTGGTTTCTGCTGGTACCGACACCAAAATCATCGTTACCTCTACCGCTAACGGAATCGGAAATACTTTCTATAAAATATGGGAAGGCGCAGTCCAAGGGACCAATCAATTTAAGTCCTTTCGAGTCGACTGGTGGGATGTACCAGGAAGAAATGAGAAATGGAAAGAACAAACCATTGCAAACACTTCGCAACTCCAGTTTGACCAGGAATTTGGAAACACATTCTTCGGTACAGGGGATACGTTAATTAATGCTGAAACCCTAATGGGATTTCGAGCAATGCCATATAAGAAATCATTAGAAGGTGGGGATCTTTTAATATACGAAGAGCCTATTAAAAAGCATGATTATATTATGACAGTCGATGTGTCGAAAGGAAGAGGTCAGGATTACTCTACTTTTAATTTGATCGATATTAGCGTTCGCCCGTTTGCACAGGTAGCTGTATATCGCAATAACACTATCTCTCCTTTGCTCTTCCCTAATATTATATATAAGTACGCAAATTCTTACAACGAGGCATATGTTGTAATTGAATCAAATGACCAAGGTTCTTTGGTCTGTAATGGACTTTACCAAGATTTAGAATATGAGAATATACACCTCGAATCTGCAATACGAGCAGATGCAATTGGCGTAGAGATGACAAGAAGAAGTAAAAGACTTGGTTGCTCAGCAATTAAAGATATCCTTGAAAATAATAAACTGAATATTGTAGACGAAAATACAATCCTAGAGATATCGACATTTATTGCAAAAGGTCAATCATATGAGGCATCGACAGGAAACCATGATGATCTCATGATGAATCTTGTCATGTTTGGTTACTTTTCATCCTCGCAATACTTTGGTGATATGACAGATATTAATCTAAAAGATATGATATTCAACAAACAAATGAAAGAGATTGATGATGATTTGGTACCATTTGGATTTATTGACGATGGAAGTGAAGAGATCGACCGCCTTGAGAATGATAGCAAATATGAATGGCAAGTTGAATATGACCCAAGTTTCTAATTATTATAAATAATATGAAATTGAAGATAACCGTATCATGATAACATATAATTAGTAACCGAAAAAGGAAAAAAAGATGGCACTATTCACACCTTCGCAATCTCCTGCGGTTGTCGTCAAAGAAATAGATCTGACTGGCGGAGTGCCCAACGTCCAGTCAACTACAGGCGCATTCGTTGGAAATTTTAGATGGGGGCCTGCAGAACAGAGAGTACTTGTTGCAAATGAACAAGGGCTTATCGAAGTTTTTGCAACTCCAGATGCAAACAATAATCGAGACATCGATTTTGTAAGCGCATCACAATTTTTAAGATATTCAAATTCACTTCAAGTAGTAAGAATAGTAGATACAACTGCTAAAAACTCTAGATTTATTGGGGGTCAAAGTACTGATGGCACTACACCAATACCAACTGTAAAAAATAAACTAGATTTTGACGCATCTATTTCTACATTAGATTCAGACTTACAAGTTTTTGTGGCAAGATACCCTGGCGAATTAGGAGACGAAATTAGGGTTTCAGTATGGGATTCCAGTAGTATATCAGGATGGGCTTATGCTTCTTCTTTTGATGCAGCTCCAGGAACAAGTACCTTTGGAACCAATAATTCTATAACAAATGACGAAATGCATATTGCAGTTGTAGATGTAGGTGGCAAATTATCTGGAACAGCTGGAACTGTTTTAGAAACATTTCCATTTGTATCAAAAGTAACAGATGCTAAAAATATAGATGGGACAAATAATTACGCAGTAGATGTAGTTAACGAAAGATCACAATATGTGCATATGGTAAATTTTGATTCTGACTTTCAAGTTGCTGGAGCGGGAGCTGCAGCCATAGGAAGTACAGATTATTCTCGAACAACGCGGACGCAAACCAATTACGATTTAACAGGTGGAGTTAATTCTGGAACATTATCAGCATCAAATATTCAAACTGGTTTTGATTTATTTGAGGACAAAGATATTGTTGAAGTAGATTTCTTAATTGCTCCGAGTATGGTAACAACTGCTGATCAAACAACTATTGTCAATGATCTTGTATCAACTGCTTCATCAACTAGAAAAGACTGTATAGTTGTAGCCTCTCCGGCAAGAGATGATATAGTTAATTTGACAAGCGGTTCTTCGATTACAACAAATATTGTTGAAACTGCAAACACTTTTACTAAATCTTCTTATCTTATACAAGATGGAAACTTCTTAAAAGTTTATGATAAATTTAACGATCAGTATATTCAAATACCTGCAGCATCTTCGACCGCTGGTCTAATGGCAGCAACTGATCGTAATGCAGCACCTTGGTTCTCACCAGCTGGTGGAAGACGAGGACAATATTTAGGGGTGACAGCAATTGACTATACACCAACAAAATCTCAGAGAGATACTCTGTATAAAGCTGGGGTTAATCCGATAGCAAATATCCCAGGACAAGGTATCATACTCTTTGGTGATAAGACAAATCTAGGCAGACCGTCTGCATTCGATCGTATTAATGTACGTCGTCTCTTCCTTGTTCTTGAAAGAGCAATTAGTCGTGCAGCAGAAAATGTTCTTTTCGAATTCAACGATGAGTTCACAAGAGCAGAATTTGTTAACATCGTTGAGCCAGTCTTAAGGGAAGTTAAAGGTAGGCGTGGTATTACCGATTTCAGAGTCGTTTGTGACGAAACAAACAACACTGCTGCTGTAGTAGATCGTAATGAGTTCATCGCAAGTATCTTCATCAAACCGGCTCGTTCTATTAACTTTGTCACACTAAATTTTGTGGCTGTTAGATCTGGCGTCGACTTTGAAGAAGTCGTAGGTACGGTATAAGGAGATAGAAAATGGCAGTATTAGGAGTAGATGATTTTAAAGCAAAGATTAGAGGTGGCGGTGCTCGTCCTAATCTTTTTCAAGCAACACTTAACTTTCCGGCTTATGCTGGTGGGGCAGAAATAACCGAGGTGGCTTCATTCTTATGTGAAGCAGCTCAACTTCCTGGGTCTACAATGGGATCGATAATCGTTCCTTTCCGTGGGCGCCAGTTAAAGATGGCTGGTGATCGTACATTTGATGTATGGACAGCAACTATCATAAATGATACGGACTTTAAAATCCGTAATGGCATGGAACGCTGGATGTCAGGTATGGGTGGTCATTCAGAAAACGTAGGATTAACCAATCCAATCGATTACGAAGCTGATCTAAGAATTGCTCAACTTGATCGAACTGGTAGTAAAATTAAAGAGTATATCTTTAGTGGTGCACATCCAACAGATCTTTCACCGATTGATGTTGCTTATGATCTTGTAGACAATATCGAGAGATTTACTGTAACATTCCAGTACCAGTACTGGACCACAGTCGATGGTACAGCGGTTTAATAAATAAGAAGAAGGGGCGAGCAATCGCCCTTTCTTATCAAAAGGATTTTAAATGGCAGAAAACGATAGAAGCATTAAATTATTTGGTTTTGAAATTAAAAGGGCTCAGAGTGATGACCCTACTAAAAAACCTTCAATCGTACCAGCACGAGATGATGACGGTGCTGGATATGTAACTGCGGCCGGAACACATTACGGGCAATATATTAATATTGATGGCGACGATACAAAAGATAATTATAATATGATTATGAAGTATCGGGGGGTAGCTGCGCATCCCGAGGTTGATGCAGCAATTGAAGATATTGTAAATGAATCGATTGCAGGAAGCGAATTAGAACAACCGGTTGATCTTGCCCTTGATAATCTCGAGGTAAGTGATAAGATTAAGAAAACAATAAAAGAAGAATTTGATAATATTATTGGAATGATGAATTTCCATGAACTCGGTCATGATATCTTCCGTCGATGGTACGTTGATGGAAGACTTTATCATCATCTTGTGGTCAATGAATCAAATACAAAAGCAGGTATTCAAGAAATCAGACCGATCGATGCTGCTAAAATGCGCAAAGTCAAACAGGTGAAAAAGAAAAAAGATCCTGAAACTGGTGCACAGTTAATCGAAAAAGTAGATGAATATTATATCTACCAAGAAAAACCAGGATCACAGCACAATGCTGGTGTTAAGATGACATTGGATTCTATTTCATACTGTACATCAGGTCTGCTTGATGAAAGTAGAAAAAGAGTCGTTTCATACTTACATAAAGCTTTAAAGCCAATTAACCAATTAAGAATGATGGAAGATTCACTTGTCATTTACAGATTGGCAAGGGCACCAGAACGTCGTATGTTCTATATCGATGTTGGTAATATGCCACGTGGTAAAGCAGAACAGTATATGAAAGACATCATGGCAAGGTATAGAAATAAACTTGTCTATGATGCAAATACCGGTGAAATAAGAGACGATCGTAAACACCAATCGATGATCGAAGACTTCTGGTTACCAAGACGTGAGGGTGGTAGAGGTACAGAGATTAGTACTTTACCTGGTGGTCAGAACCTAGGTGAAATAGACGATATTGTGTATTTCCAGAAGAGAATGTACCGTTCATTGAATGTACCAATTGGTCGTCTTGAACAAGAACAACAATTTAGTCTTGGACGATCGACTGAGATCGGTCGTGACGAACTGAAGTTCCAGAAATTCATTGATAGGTTACGTCGTAGATTTGCACACCTCTTTTACGATATACTTCGTAAACAGCTTATTTTAAAAGGCATTGTAACTCAAGAAGATTGGGATACAATGAAGAATGATGTTGTTATAGATTATGTACGTGACAATCATTTTACAGAATTAAAAAATTCGGAACTCTTTCGGGAAAGAATACAAACCCTCGATCAGATGTCACAATATGTCGGTCAGTATTTTTCAAAAGAATGGGTACAGAAAAACGTTTTACAACTTTCAGATGAGGATGTAGAACAAATGAATAAACAAATGTCTGGGGAAAATGAAGAAGATCCAGATAATGATATTGCTCAGCAAGGAGAATAAATTATGAGTGAAGTAGAAACGAATCCAATTCAAGATCTAATACAATATTCTATAGATCAAAATTTTAAAAAGGCAGGGGATTCCTTCAATGATATTATGACTATTAAAATGAACGATATTCTTGATCAAGAAAAAATCCGGATTGCTGATCAAATGTATAACGGAGTCGAGGATGAACAAGAAGACGACGGACAACTCGAACTTGACTTGGACGGAGACGACGAGGAAATATCTGGAGAGTCTTCCGAAGATCAAGATCCTGACGAGGAAGATGCAGGAATTGACGATGAAGCAGAGTATGAGTCTGAAGAAAAAAATGGCAAGAAGTCTTATGCCATTGAAGGGATCTTCATGCAAGCAGAAGCAAAGAATCGTAACGGTAGAATATATCCGAAAAATGTAATGGAAAGTGCTGTTGGAAAATATAATTCCGAACAGGTCGTTCCAGGTCGTGCGGTAGGTGAGTTAAATCACCCTGAAGGTCCTACTGTTAATTTAGACAAAGTTTCTCACAAGATTGAATCCC